CGTCTGTGATAGTTTATACCCAATGGTGTTCTTTGAATGTATCCGTCACCAAACTCTACAAGTCTATGTCTCGCTGTAGAACTGTAACTTGTCGATAATGACATTCTTGATTGTAGTGGTAATGTTGCCATTATACTAGACCTCCAAATGCTGTGTTCTGTCTAAGAACTTTGTGTGCTACTTGAACAGCAACGCCTTCAATATACTTCTGCATTTGCTGACCTTGGAATTGATTTACACCGCTCGCATCTACACCAGAGATGTTAAAGTTAACACTTGAATTAGCAGAACCACCACCCATACTTGTTTGAACACCTGCTCCAACGCCGCTAACAGGAGATGCAATGACGTTTGGATTTATTGATGTTGGTAGCTTGTTCATTACTACTTTAGATTCTTTAACTGCTTGTGCGATAGGATCAACCATTTTCTTTGGCATCATATCCATATACTTACCGATGTCGTTTACTAAGTCTGGGATTACTGAGTTACCAACTGCCCAATCATAGAAGCCATAGATGTTTTCTTTACCACCTTGAACCCAACCACCGATTGCGTCACCCGCCGCTGAGAAGCCAGAACCTACTTTGTCTTTAACTGCGCCACCGAACTCTGTAACTTTCTTGATACCATCTGTGATCCAACTAATCATATCTTGTATTTTACCAATCACTGTTGCGATAGTGTCGATAACTGTTGTAAAGATTGGAATAACAACATTTTCTAATACTGCGCCAAGACCTTCAAACGCTGTAACAGCAAGTGGTGCTATCTTTTCTGCGATTGGTCCAAGTTGTTCTGCAAGTTTAACTAGCAAGTCAAAAATAATACCAAATACTGGTCTTAGAATGTCATTAAAGATTGTGCCAAGTAAGTCAAAGATTGGTGCCGCTTTGTCTGCATTTTCAAATAACATTACAATGCCATCAGTAACAAATGTAACTGCTTGACCAAGTTTCTCACCTAGTGCTAGTGCTAAGTCTTCATTCTTTGCGATGAATGCTGTAAACTTCTGTGCGGCATTATTGATAGCATCTGACAACCCACCTTCGCCAACTGCGATTAGTGCGTTGTTTGCCGCAATGCCCATGTTAGATAATGACACTGACAAGTTAGCACTTGCTTTTTCCATACCACCACCAAAGTCTTCATTAAGACCTTCAAGTAGTGCTTCTTTAAGTTTAGCCGCACCTTCTGCACTTTTACCAAACTCTGATACTTCTAGTCTTGCTAGACCAAGTTTTTCTTCAAAGATTTTAAATACTGGGATACCACGATCAGCAAGTCTGTTCAAGTCTTCTAGACCCAAACCACCACTTGTTGTTCGTGCAAACAAGTCTGTGATAGCGTTAAGTGAACCAACTCTATCTGTTGTTACAGAAGCCATATCACCAAATGTTGTAAGCAATTCTTCTGTAGGTTCAATACCTGCCGCTTTCAATTTAATGAAAGTTTCAGTTAGAGTTTCAATGTCGAATGGTGTTCGTGTAGCAAAGTCGTTGATGAATTTAAATGCATCGTCACCTGCTTTTGCTGAACCTGCTACAGTTTCTAGTGTAGTCTTTAGGTCTTCTGCACGTGAGCTTGCTTCTACTACTGATTTAGTGAATGATGTGATCCCAGCGATTGTGATTGCACCTGCTAAGACACCTTTAAGTTTTCCGAATGAGCCTGATGTTTTATTAATAGATTTGTCAACTTTCTCAAATTGACTACTCATCTTGCCTATTTTTTTATTTGTTGGACCAAGCGACTTACCTATATTACTTAACTTTTTACTAGCATTATCTAATGCTGTGATTTCAATTTGAATATTAGCGTTTGCCATTTCGCTTACTCCTCTTTTCTTTTATTTTTAAATACTCTGCCCACCCAATAAACTCGGATGCTGACATTTCCATAACTTCGTCAACAGTTTTATGTAGTAGTTCTGCTAACTGAAACAAGAAATATGTGTCAGCATCCTTTGTTAGTTTTTTTCGACATCAGCCGATGATGGTTCAGAGTCAAGTATTGCTGTAGCTATACGTGTAACAACATCTGGATCGACTGAATTCATCATGTCGAACTTATCTGCCACTGTAAACATTTTGCTACCATCTTCATTTAAAGCACGGGAGATTAACACTGCTGCTAACGCTTCTGCTACTTTGTTTTCACGATGTAATGCAACGACTTCCTCTGTCTGTTTCAGAGTTGCGCTGCCCTTGTAATAAATCTTTGTATCCCATTCAGGAACATCAATCCATTCAAGTTTGTCTGTTAGTTTAGTTTTAAAATGCCCTTTGGCATTTGCTATTACACTCATTGTATACCTCTTATGCTGTCACTGATTCCGTCATTGTGCCTGAACCTGTAATGTCGAATGAGACTGTTACTAGGTCTGCTGTTGACGCATCAACTGATTTTGATGTTACGATTGCATCGCCTGTGTAGGTTGTTGAACCTGTGCCACCTTCAACAAGAACAACTGTTACAGTTGAACCAACTGCTAGTGTTGCCGCTTGTGCTGTGTCTGCGAAACCTTCGATTGAACCAGACCATGATTTTAGAGAACCCATGTTCTCTTTCCATCCGCCTGATCCGAAGTTAGTGAATTCTAATGTATCTGCTTCGATACTGATTGACCACGATGTGATCAGAGTAACGTTTGTTGAATCAACTGATACGCTACCGTCTTTACCTGTAATGACTGCCATTGCTTTTCTCCTGTTAGCCTTTGTCTAAATCACCGTGATTGTGAACATACTCTATGCGAACAATAACTTGTATTGCACCTAGTGGAAATATTACACCCTCATCGGTATTAACTTCTGTAACAAGTGTAGTTATTGCGTAACCACCTCTTGTCGTATCTTCATATAGTTTTTCTTCGATATCATCTAAGAGATTGTTTCTAGCTGAATCAAGATACTTGCCCTTGACGAAACCAGTTAGAATATATTCGATTGTTCCCTGTCTTGAATAACCCATTGCGATATCAGATTTTAGTTCTGACCCACTTTGAATTAACACTGCTGGAAACTGAGCATCACTTAGTTCATCTGGTTCGAAAACATCACGTGAAACAAAGCGAACTGCCTTAATTGATTTAAGAACCTTTGCTAAGTCTTTTGCGATATTTTCTCTGTAACTTGTTTTACTCATCGTATATCTCTCTCAAACTGTCTGCGAAACGCATCTGCTATGAACTTTACTTCTTGTGGACGAACACCAATGAATGGTCTAGTCTTCTGGTTTTGTCTTGCTTTCACTTTTTCTTCGTTTCTCGAAAAGTCAACTTTAACTGTAGTATTGTTAACTCTTTGAACACCAAGATTTGAAAGCATTCTACCACTAAAGTTCAAGTCTGGTTTAGTGCCTCTGCCTTGTTTCTTACGATAATCTGCATATTCGCTAGAGTATCGTTTAAAAGTTCCGCTAAGACCTACACCACGACTTGTTCTATCAACGATAGTTTCAACAGTCTTTTCCCCACTTCTATTTAGAGCTTTTGGAATTGCTCTATTCAGCTTGCTTTTAAAGCTAGATATGAACTGCTTAAACTCACGTGTGTGGATTTTGACTTTTATAGACATTAACGTGTTAACCGTTTACTATCAATTGAGTGACGTTCATCGTCTTGAACTGTGCCATCATCATCAAAATCGTATTCAACGCCATCGTGTAAGATAGCAACGAATTCTTCATTATACTTTTTATGATAATGGTTCATCATGACTTGAAATTTGTCTTCGTCACCAGAAGCATTCCATTTCGTTAGTTGAGGTAGAGCGTATTCTGAAAGAACACGATACACTGCACAACGAGTGAACTGCGCTTCTGTTAATTTACTTGTATCAAGTTCGGCAAATTTTGAATTACCATTGAATGAGTTGTAAGTCTTAGAACGACCCCACCACTCATTACGCAAGCGGCGCTCAATATCTGATTGTGCTTTTGCGTGTTCGTCAGTAAATTCATCTATACCGTAATCAAGGATATCGCTTTGATATTTGATTAAATCATCGTCAGTTGACATTGCCATGTGCGTTCTCCTAGTAAGCAAATAGAGAGGGGAAGATTCCCCTCTCTTTTAGTAAAGTTATATTATGCTACGTTTACTAGTTTGATACCACGAGCTGCGTCTACAACACCAACACCAGCGTGCAAGTTAGCGATGATATCGTTACCTACTGCTGCTGCACGGCGTTGAATTTCTAGGTCAACGTTTTTGAACATTGCGATACGCATTGCGTCTGCGCCAAATACGAAGCCTTTGTTTGCACCTGAGATGTATGAAGATTGGAACATACGAACACCAGCTACTGTGCCGATGAAACCGTTACGTAGACCTTCAGTTTGGAAGTCACCGCCTGCATATGCTGCTGTGCCTGCATCTTTAACAAGGTTAGCTGCTTCTGCTGGTGAAAGAATACCAATTAGTTGACCCATTTCGCCAGTTGCACGAACTTGTGCTACTGCATCGATCATTGCGTCTACTGTCATTGGATCTGAGTCTGATGTTGAAGCTGTGAAGCCATTCATCGCTGCAATTACGTCTGCATCGAAAGCTGCTTGGATTGAGTTACCCAATACACGACCAGTTTCTGCTGGATCGATACCACCTAAGTCACGTAGAACTTGACGTGCTGCGTAGATGTTTGCTTCGATTGTTACTTTTGTATCAGTTACTAGTTGCGCTGTGAAATCATCTAACGCATCTGGATCTGCTGATGTTAGTTTTTCTGCTGTCACTGTGCCCATTACTGGAACTTGTGCAACGATTGAACCTGCTGGCAACTGAATCGCTGGGATTAGTGCGCCACCTAGGAATAGTGAGTTTTCGTGCGCAGTGTATACTGTCGCTGCTTTTGTGTTGACCATCAATGAATCTAGGTCGTATGCTGTATTGTAAGCCATTGTGCTTTACTCCATTTTTAAATTTTACCGTCAGCCTTTAGTTTTCTATAAATTTCTCTATCGGCTGGATTAGTCATATCTAACGAAGATACGTCTACTGTTTTGCTTGTTGGCGCAGAACCTTGTGCGCCGTTGCTTGTGACACCTGCTGGACCCGAGCGTAGAAAATGTGGATTACTATCCAAAAATTCATTTACTAACGATTCCAAAGTCTTTGGCTCTGCTGTGTCAGGATCATATACGACATTACCACTGTCATATACGACTGGGCGACCAGTCTCATCTAAACCAACTTGATTTCTAAGTAGTTGAGCAACTTGTTCTGGGTTCACAGCATTACGTGTTGATGCAGTGTTCAGTAGAGTGCCATCTACTTTCATCGATGTTAGTTCTGAGCGTAACGTTTCAATCTCTCCAGAAAACTTGTCTTTTTGTTGTGACAAGATTTTGTCGAATTCTTCACGTTTTTTCATCGCCTCAATTTCACGCTCTTCCTCTTGGCTTTTCAAAGATTTATATTCGCTCACATCAATATCAGAATAACGTTTTTTAACTTTATCTAATCTTGCTTGAACAATTTTGTCTACGTCTGCTTGGGTGAAGGTGCGTTCTTCCTGGCTTTCAACTTGTGGAGTAACAGCGCCAGTGTCTGCTACGTTACTTTCTTCACCCGATGTCACTTCGGTCATATCGGTCATACCTAAAACTCCTATCATATTTGGATATTGTAAATGTATTTATGCTTTTCGAAAAGGTGATAAAATACTTGACAAATCTTGCGAATCGCACTATAGTAATTAAGTAATCAAGAGATTACGAATCAACTGTAACGCTAATATTAAGGAGACAGCGTAATGATTACAATAAAAAAGCAAAAGTATGGTCATTTTATATTTCACGGAACAACTGAAGTATATGACTACTTTGAGCCATATATGGACAAAGACATTTTCAATGACTACTTTAGCAGTTGTCTAAAGCCAATAGACGAATTCAACTCTTTTACGATGGTTCCGAGAAACCATGAATTCAGCAAAAGAGATTGGAAAATTGTTGTAAAAGGTTTTGCACACTTTGGTGTTGATATTGAAAACTTAGAGGAGACAGCGTAAAGCACTCTACATCAACAAACAAAAAGAGCGTCATTGACGCTCTTTTTTTACCTAGTAGCCTTTTTTCTTTTTCTTTTTAGTCTTTTTATTGTAAGCCATTGTTTTACTCCACTGGAATGAAGAAGTGTCTACATCCATGCCCGCCACGAACAACGAACGGATCACCACTTCGTTTACCTGACCAAGATGAACTTGACCAGATGTTTCTGATTTCTTCTTCACTGTATGTTTCACCAACATGATTGATACAAAAGTCTCTTGATTTACCAATCAATGAACCACTATACTTAAAGCGTTTTAGCCCAGCTTGGTTAGCACGATGGATAGTGAATACACCATCTAAGTCCATTACTGAATCATGTGCTTCGCTTGACACGCTCTGAAACATACCTCGCCCCACCGACACGTTTTGAAATCGTTTTCTTAGCTTCCGCATCA